GGCTCGACGCGAGATCCGGCCCCAGCGGCGAACTCTCGGTCCAGGAGCAGGTGCCCCATGACCGCCAGCTGCTTGTCGCGAGACCAGTCCAAACTCTGCGCGATTTCCGACACTTACATTTTCCTCTTGCGCCCCGGGCGGGGTGCCAGTTATTAATTGCTCATGAGCAACCTAGCGGATCTGAGCGACCAAACTAAGGTGGACCAGGACCTAGTCGTCCTGCGGCACCACGAGGTAGCCTCTGCCATCGCCAAGCACCCGCCCGCGGTCTTGTCGAAGTTCCTGCGAGAGTCGGCGAAGCTCCGGGAGCGCGCGGCGCAGCGGTTCTGGTCCGGCCAGGGCAGCAAGAACAGGGCGATCCTGGGTAAGTGCGGCCTGAGCGATGACGACATCCGCCAGCACTGCATGGTGTGGGCGGTCGGCTACCTGACCCACGCCAAGCCGGCCGGCGACGGCTCGTTCGCGGTAGACGGCCGGCTTGACAGCTACCTGCGCCAGCGGTTCGCCGAGCTGATCTCCAAGTTCGGCCGCAGGGCCAGGAGCTGCTCTCCCGCGACCAGCTCCGCCGGCAGGGCGGACGACCTGGCCGACGCCTCGATGTCTAAGCCGGCGGCATCAGAAGCAGAGATGGTCGAGTGGCTCGACTCTAGGGGTGCCGCCCCGCGATCGTCGCGGGGCATGACGCCTACCTATCGCATCGCCAAGGCCAGACCGGCGCTAATCGAGCGCCTCGCCGCCATCCCGCACCGCGACGCCATAGAGAAGCTGGAGGCCGTCCTGCCCGAGGAGGTAGAGGACGGCCGCAGCCAGACGGCGAGGTACGTGAAGGCGATGCGGGAGTGCCGCGGCGACTGCCTCATCTGCGTCGCCCGCCGCCGCGAGTCCAGCTGGCCCATCCTGGACCTGCCGCGAGGGGTGCAGCTGCCGCAGGTCCGCCAGTTGGTGGAGGCGCACCTGGACCTCATCACGGCAACCATCCCGCGGCGATCCGCCTCGTCGGTGCTGCGGGCGGCCGTGGCCCTGGGGCTGATGGCCAAGAGCAGCGACGGGACCATGTCGGCAACCCGCTGGGGCTTCGCCCTGACCGAGACGGCCCGCGGCTCGCTCGCCGAGCGCGTGCTGTTCTCGCGGCTCATCCGGTCTTCCAAGTCCATCCAGCTCGCGCCGACTACCAAGAGGTGCGTCTTCCGCATGAGCCAGGGGGAGCGCCGCCAGGCCCTCGCCTGGATGGAGGACGAGTGGCTCGCTGGCGCTTCGCGCTGGCCGACGGCCCGCCTGAGCGAGCTGACCGACCACTACCTGACGACCGGCAGGGGCGCCCCGAGCGGATGGGTGGAGTACTGCCGCGCCGAGCCCGACGCACCAGAGAAACTTTGCATAGTCAAGGACTTGTATCTCAAAGAGATCGGAGGAGAGATGACAACCACAATCAAGAACGAGCGGTTCGCCACTAAAGCAGTCAAGGTCGAGCAGAACGACCGCATCTTCTACCTGGCCGCCATCCCGGTGGAGGTGCTGTTCGGGTGCTGCTTCATCGACCGTCATGAGGACAACGAGAAGGGATACCAGCGCAAGCTGGAGGAGTCGCGGGCCGAGAAGATCGCCGCCTACCTGGCGGTTCCCGGCCACTCGATTCCGGGGAACATCGTCCTGTCGGCCACCAGCGAGGCCGACGTCACCTTCGACGAGGAGTCCGGCGAGCTGTCGTTCCTGCGATGCAAGGGCGCCTTCGCTTGCATGGACGGCCAGCACCGCTTGTGGGGCTACAAGAAGCGCGGCGGCCTTACCGTCCCGACCACCATCTACGTCGAGCTTGACTCCATCAGCGAGGCCCGCATGTTCATCGACGTGAACGAGGAACAGAAGGGCGTCCCCAAGGCCCTGCTCCTGCAGATCAAGAGCCTGGCGAACATGGAGTCCGAGCGGGAGAAGGAGCTGCGGGTGCTGTTCGATCGGTTCCAGAAGGACGAGCGCTCGCCGATCCGCGACATGCTGCACACGAGCGGACGCAAGCAGGGGCTCATCAACCGGGCGTCCTTCGATTACGCCGTAGGCCGCGCCCAGCGCTCGGAATCGTTCGGCCAGCTGCCGACGACCAAGCGATTCGGCGTCCTGCTGGAGTACGTGCGGGCCTTCAGCGAGGCGCTGGAGGACAAGACCAAGCTCGGACGGCGGTACTACTTCGCGGCCATGTTCGACGCCTTCGACGAGGTCCTGCGGTGGACCAAGAGTAAGTCGGGCAACATCGCCAAGGCGAGCTTGGCGGCATCGATCAAGAAGATCGCCAACGTCGGCGGCGGCACCCAGACCGCGCTTGCCGCCGCCATGCGAGCTGGCCTCAACGACGTGTCCCTGTCGGATGACGACAGCGCGGAGTATTAATATGGCGAAACAAAAACATAAAAATCAATGGCAATTCACAGTACTCGTTTCTTACGACGAAGCCGCCAAACACAACAAAGTTCCAGTAATGATTGTTGCTGAAGCCGACAACATCACTGTTGCTATTCAAGAGATCGAAAAAGCGCATCCGCGCCTACTTGATCGCGGCTTCTCAGTCGTCAGATCAGCCACAGCTGGCTCGACGACGCCCTCTTAGCTGCCCGCCAGCACTCCCGCACCTCCTCGAACGACAGCGCGCCGGCATCCACCTGCTTGCCGCTCGCGTCCTTTCTCTTCGGCCACTCCACGAGGTACACCTCGCGCCCGGCGTACTTGACGGCCTGATCGAACTCCTCGATCAGGCGACGCGCCTCCTTGGCCGCGTCCACGTCCAGCCCGACGTAAAGCCGTCGCCACGGGTAGGCCGCCAGGGCCTGTATCAGGCCGGGCGTGATGATTGCCCCCATGCTCGCAACGTTCCCGCCGCACAGATCGGCCTTGATCGCATCGACAGGTCCCTCCAGCACGAAGGCCGAGTCAGATCCCTCTAACCTGTCGGAGAACATCCACTTGATCCGAGTCATCCCCGGCGCCGTGGTGGCCTTGTTGCTCTCGCGCCGGACGCCATCCTCGTCGGTCCAGACGTGCGGGATCACCAGGCGCAGCTGCCAGCCCCACAGCACGCCGCGCTGCTCCACCGGGAACGCGACCGAGCGGTGGACCACCGAGTACCGGACGCCGTACCGCCGCGCCACCTCGACCGGGATGCCGCGCCCCTCCATGTACGCCGCCCCGCGCTCGGCGGCCGGGTGGTCGAGCGGGTAGAACTGCCCCGGCCACTCCATCGGCTTGGCTTGCTCCTGCGGCAGGATCGCGGAGAGCGGCTGGTCGAGATCGACCTCGAACTTGGGGCCGTCGCCAGTTCGCGGGACGAAGCCGCCGAGCGAGCCGCGCCCCCACAACTCCTGCCCGATCGCTCGCACCGGCTGGTCGAGCATCTCCGCCAGGGCGAACTCTGGCTTGCCATTCCAGCCGTCGCAGCTCTTGGAGAAGCACGAGAAACGAAACTGGATGCCGTTCCGGCGGGAGGCGCCGCGATGAGCGTCCGGCACGCTGACGCGAAAGTGCAGCTTCTGCTTGCCGCAGCGGGGGCAGTTGGCGACCAGCGCCGTCCCCTCCCGGAAGAAGCCGCCGGCACGGCTCAACATGGCCTCCAGCCTTAGCTGGGTCTCTGAGGTCATGCCGAGGATCTAGCTCGGCTGCCGCAGCTCCCTGGTGAGCTTGTCGAGGTGGGCCGCCAGGCCGCGAACGCTGGAGTCGACCAGCCTGCGCTGGCGACCCAGGAGCTTGCGCTGGGGCATCCCGATGACGACCCGCGGCTCCGCCTTCTGGGCTGGCTCCTCGCCCCCCTCCTGGGGCTCCTGCTCGCCCTGAGCGGCCATCTCGGCCTGCTCCTGCATCATCTGCTGGGCCTGCTGCAAGATGGCTGCCGCGGCGTTCTTCGATTCGGCCTCCGATAGCAGCGGGAAGATCACCCGCAGGACGCCCGGCAGCACCAGCGGCGCCATCGCGCTGATCGGCGGCTGCAGCAGCATCTCGAGCTTGGCTTGCTCTGCCTCTACGTGCTGAAAGTAGAACGGATCTCGTACATAAGCGTATCTTGGATCACCAGACGCTCCTTGATCTCCGAGTAGCTTCTCGCGGATCAGCCCGACCGGCACGTAGGACTGCATGAGCTGGTGCCACTGCGGGTTCAGCGGTACGCCGGCCCCGAGCTCGCGGGGCAGCGTCTGCTTCTCCTTCTTCGTGAGGACGTCGTTTAGCGAGCCGTCGAGCGAGATGGCCCTGGTTAGCTCGGCATCCTCCTGGTCGGTCGTCTGAGCGTCCAGGCCCCACAGGACCAGGCGACACTTCTTGGCCAGCTCTCGGTCGATCAGGGGCATTATGTCGTCGTTGATCACCGCCTCCAGGAAGGAGACGAGCGGCCTGATGCCGACGTCGCGAGCTGCCTCCAGCTTGAACTCGGTGTTCGATTCGCTGTTGTGGACAACGACGCCGTTCGCTACGAAAGCATGTTCTTCGTTGAATACCTCTAGATCGGCCATCTCGCGAGTCTCGGCAGATCTAGAAACTTCTTCAACAAAATCAACATGATAATCGTCTAACCATGCCGGAAGTCTCAGCGACACCTCGGCCATCAGGTCGATCAGTGGCTGTTTTGCGTGACCCCAGATGGGGTTATGCGAGGGGGTCAGCATGGTGTACAGCCGCTTCCGGCTTGCTGCCGACAAGCGAGGCAGCAGGCTTGGCGCGAACCACTCATAAACAGACCTAGGCACACAATCCCACCGGCGCTCTCCGTAATCGTGGTCGGGATCTATCTGCTTGTGCGCTTGTTCCGGCACGAAACCGATATACCGATCAAATAGATCTCGATCTTTAATCACCAAGTAAGTACTTGCGTTGATCTTTTCACGAGTGACGCCAGCCCTGGGGCCAGTGTATTTGATGTTACCTTCGTGCCCCTGACACCTGATGCCCATACCCAGCAGCAGCGACCGCATCTGGCCCCTAAGCTGGTCGTTATGGATAACTATCCGCACCCCACCGCGCCCGCCCGTTCGCCCACCGTCACTAGAGAAGAAGCCGCGCAGGAAGGCTGCGCGCAGGGTCGGAGCCAAGGCGTGGATGATGTTGGGTATCTGCTTGCCGTTGGGGCCCCTCTTCGAGGCCTTAAAGCCGAGCGCCAGCAGCCACTTCACGAACTTGGAGTCGTAGAGCTTGTTGCGATACCTCTCATCGCTGAGAGTGGCAAAACCCTTGTACGCCTTGATCTTTTCTTTTTCCTCTTCGTCGAGCACGATGTGCTCATGCTTGGGCTGCAACCCAAAGCGAACCATGGTGTCAAAATGGCGATTCCATACGCTTACTTCAGTATCGTGATGGTAGTACCAGCTCAGGACGCCTTGCTTCATATTGCCGGTTCTGGGATGAAAGCGGACATGCAAGTTACCATCCCCAGTCAGCCAGCCGAGCACTTCCATCATGTCCTCGCCTAGCTCGCGACCCTCGTAGGACAAAGGTGCCACAGAACCAGGCAGAGGCTGCTTGTTGACGAGAACTGGGGACCCTGGGCGTAGCTCAGACTGGGGCACCCAGCAAGGCTGCCCGTTCTCGTCGATGCTGCGGAAGCGATGGTCGGGAGAAGTATCTAGGCGAATGCCGCAGCGCAATTTGGTTGATGCCAGCGTCTTAGATCCGCTAAGGAATACACGGCTTTGAACCCATTTCGTGCCATCCCAGACGTCGGCCAGTCTTTCCTTCTGCCCTCCGAGCAGATCAGCTATCGTGATCAGCCCCACCCCACGAACAGTGAGGAGAGACCCCAAGTCCAGACACAACGCCTGGCTGGTCGTACCACGAGAAAGATGAGCGAATCCTGGCAGTTCGTCTGGCGACATGCCGTACGCCGACAGGATCGCCCGCGACGTGTTGTCGTTCAGGTACTGGAACTCCATGTCGCGGCTGGAGTTGTCGATCGGCACCCACTGCACCGAGTCGTCCTTCGACAGGCCGAACAGCGGCATGCGGTGGGCCGAGCTGACGCCATTGATCGATGCCATGAAGGCCTGCCGCATCTGCATCAGCATGTCTGGATCGACCTCCTCGGAGGTGACGACGATCATGCCGCGGGCCGCCCGGCCGTTCTGGAAGTAGAGCTGGTTCTGGCGCCCGATAGAGAGGTGGGTCAGGATCTCCGTGACGGCGATGTCGCACGGGGTCACGGGGAAGCCCTGATACTCTACGTCCGGGACCGGGAACATCGTCCGCGTCAACAGCTGGTCGTCGGTGAACACCTGGACCGGGTTTCCGTCGATGAGCTGTACGTACTCATATTCATCCCACTCGTCCTCGGGGACGACGAGGTCCTGATCCCCGGTGAGGTGCCGGAGCAGCTGCTCCGAGCGCTGCCGGATGGCGTCCCCGCCCCTGGCCGTGGCCTTGTTGGTCGGGAAGATCGTCCCGGCGTCCACCGGCCGGAAGGAGTGGAACTCGGGCTCGCCGTCGGCTCCGTCCACGAAAACCGGCTCGGTGGCGATGCGCCCTACCGTCAGGGCGGAGTGGGTCGTTTCCGCCAGCCACCGGCCGAACGAGCACTGTTCGGAGCTGCTCCAGCCGTCCGTCCTACCGCAAGTGAGCAGGATGGAGCTGGCGCGGTCCTGGCGCTCCCGCCAGCGGTCCCGCTCCTGCGCCGGCATGTTGTCGTATTCCCGCTTGTCGCGCCACTCGAAGTAGTACCCCATCGACAGGCGGTCCGCCCGGGGCTTGCCGAACGCCGAGGCGTGATTCTCGCGGGCCCTGACGATCGTGCCGACCAGGGAGTCGCCGATCGCCATCTGCTTCAGGATGGGGTCGGGAATGCCCTTCGGCTTGATCCGGTAGAGGCAGGTGTAGTCGGCGTTGTGGTTGTGGGGGTCGAGGCGGAAGGCCAGCTGGTGGGGCTTCGACTCCAGGACCGACCATTCCTTCTTCTGGAGGTCCTGGCGCTCCTCGTCGGTGTTGGGGCCGACATCGATCACGCTGATCCGCCGCCGGCTGGCCGCGTCGGGCATAGCCCCGCCGCTGGCCAGGGAGATCGTCGTGGGGGCCTCGATCTTGGCCAGGCTCTTAGAGCCCGCCGTCGGGGGAGGAGGGGATTTCTTGCGAGCCATCGCCCGCGAGATTTACGAGAAGACGGCCGCTCGGTCTTCCCGACGACGACGCTTGGATCGCAGCCGGCGAACTCGCGCCCACTTCGCGGTGCGCCTGCCGCCAACCCGATCGGTGCGGCGTAGGCAGCAGGTGTCGCACCAAGGATCTCGGCACCTCAACTAGATCGCCCCCTGCAGCAGGGCTACCAGCGTCTGGGCGGAGCGATTGGTGACCTTCAGGGACCACACCGGGCCGGTCTGGGCCCAGTACCCCGGCGCCTGTCCCGGAGAGACCGGAGACCAAGGCTGCGGCGAGGCCCCGTTGACCTCCGCCGACATCTCCTGATCGAAGGTCATCGACACGAAGCTCTTGGCGTTCGAGTAGAAGACCGGAGGAGTCCCGGCGGTTCCGACCTCAACCAGCGGCAGCGACTCGGAGGTGACGATCTCGAACCAGTCCGGCGCGACCTGGCTGACGACGTAGGAGCGCCGGATGGGGCCTGAGAACCCGCTCGTCACCCTGACCGAGTCGCCGACCCGCACCGGACCGGGAGACATCGCCACGACCTGAGCGGCGGAAGCCACCGTCACCGTCTGCCCCAGCGCCGAGAACGACGTTCCTGTCGGCCTGGACATCTGCAGCGTCGAGGACGTGCCGTTCTTGGAGAGGACGATCCAGCGACCGACGTTAGTCTCCGAGAACGGACCTGCCGGATCTCCGGTGGTAACCCCGGGGATCATCACCTCGTCGGCCACCTGCACGGCAGAGAAGCTGCCGGCGCTCGCCGAGAGGGAGATCGTCTCGTTGGCGCTGACGGCCACCGTGACGGACTGCGTCGATAGGTTGATGTTGCGATCGGTGCGGAACCCTGGGCGAGTCCCGCCGCTCCAGGTGAAGCGGTAGATGGGATCCACGTTGAGCGGGGAGAGCGTGAAGGTGAGGACGGTGGTGTTGTCGGCCACGATCGTCCTGGTGCCGTCGAAAAACGTGTGAGTGTCGCCCGGCTGGATGCTCGCCCCGGTCTCGAAGGGGGAGGCGCAGCTCCCGCGAATTGCTAAGGGTGGCGACACGGAGCGGTTGCCGCCGGAATCAAAGACGGTCAGCGACGCGGAATAGGAGTACTGCTGGGTCGTCACGATGATGGGATTGCGCATCAAGACAAGATGACCGCCCGCCCCTTCTTGACCATCCTGACGCCCTGATCGAGCCGCAGCTGGTCATACGAACCCCCGGCGTGCTGCATCATCTGCGAGAACCACTGCTGCTGGATGTCGTCCGGCCCGTGAGCCCCCACGGCAACCGGCGGCGAGGCTGAAGCGACGATCACCCCCGACGCCTGCGACGGGAAGGTGTTCTGGACGGCGTACCGGAGGGAGTCCGGGCCGTCGTCGCCGTCCTCCGAGGGAACGTCGGTCCAGTTGCCCTGAACGTCCTTGGTGAAATGGTACTTGGAGAGCAACTCCATCAGCCTCATCGCGCCCGGCGACTGCCGCAGGAATAGCAGCTCGGGCTGCCCCATGGTCGGGCGAAGCTTGCCGCGAGTGATCTGGATGCCATCGGCGACGCTGCCCGGCCCCTTCTTCCAGCGGATCATCTTGAACTTGCGGCGAGAGAACGCGGCGATCGAGCCCGGGTAGGCCATGTCTGGGTAGATCCTGGGGTTGCGAGCCAGGACGCCGCGCTCCTCGCAGAGCGCGATCTGCTGCTCCAGCTCCAGGCCGGCCGACTCGAAGAAGTCAAACACGATCGCCCACGGCTTGACCACCAGCAGCTCGGAGACGGAGAAGTTGTGGGTGTACCCGAAGTCGATCCCGCCCACCCACTCTCCGCCCAGCTCGCCTATTAGGATGTCTGCGAGCTGCTGGGGGGTCGCCCCCTCAACGCGGCGCTCGGCGATCAACCACAGCAGCTCCTCCGCCGCCAGGGCGTGTACGTCGGCGTCGATACGGGGATAGATCAGGCCCTCCGACGACGGCTTGCGCGACAACAGCTGGGCGCTAGCGACGTCCGGCGACCCGCCCAGGCGCTTGAAGGCGAGCTGGGTGGCGCTGACGCTCTTGAGCGTGGCGGCCGTGGAGAGCTGCCTGGTCGCCAGGTGGCCGCGGCAGGCGGCGAACATCTGGCAGTTCTTTAGGCACCCCCCGTATCCCTCCAGCTTCTGGAAGCGCCCCTTGCGATCATCTGGCGTGGTGTCGTACCCGGCCTGGTCTATCGCCTCCAGCTCCTTGGGGTCGACGTAGATCGGCAGGCGAGGAAGATCCGGCCTGTGGCGGGTCGGAGGGCAAGGCTGGGTCACGTCCAGGACGTTCCAGTGGCGGACGACCATCTTGGTCTTGTGGGCCTGGTCGATCTCCTGCTGTACCAGGCCGAAGGCGCTCTTGCGGGTAGAGATCTTGAGAGTGATCGGCAGCTGCTTGCGGTCCGTGCGCTCGCCGGGGATCATCTTGGCGTCTTGGTAGGCCGAGGGGTTGGGGATGACGTCCACCTCGTCAACGCAGTTCCGGCTAAAGAAGGAATTAGCCCAAAAATTATGATTATCTGCGACGGTGAAATCAAAAACCCATTGCCTGCCGGCTGGCACCACAGACTGCACCTCTGCCGTCAGCAGCGACCCGGCATGGATCGCTCGGCAGAAGCCCTGCTGGCAGGTTATGGCAGCCGTGCCAGCATCTATGAACCAGAACGGTCTAGCACAAACTACGCAAGGGCGCCAATTGCTTGACGTATCGAACTTGTATGCCATTGAGGGGTGAATGTGCTTGCCACATAGTTCATTAAGTCTACGCTTCTCTGCAACTCCTCCGCGCAAGTAATAATACGTCTTATTGTCACGCTCATAAGATCCAACAACAACGTGAATGTCGAATAGTGTAGCTAGTTTATCTGCTAGCTTTTCGTTCTGTTCTTTGGTAAAGCACTCGGTTGAAAGCCGGAATACATTCCCGGCACACCCATCATCCATGTACCAAATTGCCAACCCTAATGGAGTGAGCTTGTCGACTCCCTCAAGTTCAGATCTTACTTGAGTAAATGGCTTAAACAGCGCGCTATTTCCGGTTTTGATCCCTACCAGGGGCTGTTGAGTGTACCCGCTGACCGGAGACGTATCAACTACGTTGACCCTCTGAAGCAAGATCGATTTCTTCCACGCCAGATATTCGGCCTGCTCTTGACTGTGATTTTCGTAGAAGTTCGGATTGTTGCCTGGCCTACAGTGCAGAGCTCCGTCCCCTAAAAGCGACCCAAGGACCACTTGCTCCCAGATATCACCATCTTGAATAGTTGCCCCTTGCACCTCCTCTAGCAAGGGGCCGGCCCAGGGCTGACCCTTGCCGAGTTTGACCAACCTATCTCCCGGAACTATACTCCTGGCCGCCACAAAACCCTTGCCAATGACCCACAAGGGGTGATCGGCAGTAACAGAGATCTCTCCATTTGAGGTCTTGATATCAAGTACCTCTGATCGCTTACAGACGGCAGCAGTGATTGGTTTCCATTCTGCTTCGCCTGTACGAAAATTCATCGATAAGGCATGCATCTTTACGGCCGGAGATCTAATCAAACCTTCTTCTGGCGCCCAGTTGCCACTAGGGTTCAGCCCGGCCAACATCCTGTACAAGCCGTTCGCGCGATAAGTCCGCCTCTTTCGATTCGTTCCAGAATCATCTCGAACAATTACGTGCGTATCGCCCGTGACACACATAAATTCCCCATGTGGACCTTGAACGCCGCTGGTCGTACAGACTACGACTTGTATCTCGTAGTTGTGATGCTGATACCGATCGCGCTCCTCTCCGGGCAGGAGCTTCCACTCACCGGCCGTCAGGTAGGTGTCGCCGAGCTGATACCACGTCACCCCCAGCTTGCGCTTGTTGTCCTCGCCGACCATGAAGTCTCGGAGCGTAGGGCGCTCCAAGAACTTGCGGACGTACTTCTGGGCCCTCAGCGACTGGCTCTCGATGGCCGCCAGGTGAACTACGTCCCGGTGGTGATGAAAGACCATCAGGACCTCCAGCGCCGCCGACACCAGCGTCTTGTAGCTGTCGCGAGAGGCGTACCCCATGATCTCGGATACCTCCTCGCTCCCTCCGCGGAGCGCCAGCTCGTACACCTCCCACTCCAAGGCGGCCGGGCTCGAGTCGGAGTCGGGATCTACCGTGCATTCCGGTAGCTCCAGGCCGAAGAAAGCCAGCTGCCAGTCTCGAAGCTCCTCTTGGGTGCGACACGTCTGGAACAGCAAGCGCCGGCGGCGCATCTCCTCGGCAGCCAGCCGGCTACCCGCGGCCTTCTTCGCCACCTTACGCCTCCGCCGGCGGCTTAGCGGTCCGGCGAGCCTGCATCGCCATCAGTCGCAGCTCGTCGCGATCGGAGCGGACCTCCAGCTTAGGCTCCGCCCTGTCGGGAGCGGACACCTCGACCTGCGGCGGTATCTTCTTCGCCTCGCCCTCGGCGAACTGCGAATACATCTCGACGAGGGCCTTGTAGTGGGCCACCGCGTCAACCGGCAACGGGAGCTTGGTGGTCTCGCCGGCCAGGTAGGCCTTCGCCTTCTCCCCTAGGCTCCTGTTGGCACAGGCCAGCACGTCCAGGATGACGTGCGCCGACTCCTGACCGACGTGTACCGCTCGGTCCAGGACGGAGCGCCGGATCCTCTCCCGGACCTCAGCTACGGCCTCATCCCACCGACCTACGACGCGGGCGTGTACGATCGCCCCGTGGGTGAAGCCCCGGAAGCACTCTTGCTGCTGGATCTCCTTGCACGACTGCCCCTGGAGGTATAGGGAGAACATCCTGGCCGCCGTCTCCGGCGCCACCGCTCCCGCCTTGGGGTCGGCCGCCCACGCTTGCAGGACCCTCAGCTCGCTGTCCCGCAGCTGCAGCTTGGCCACCTCCTCCCAGTCCAGTCCCGTCGGTCTCTTGTCGCTCATCTGCCGGCGAGATTGGGGAGGCAAAGGTGAGGGTTCTCTTCCCGATCCTGAACTCGAAGGAGGCGCCAGCCCCCAGCAGCTCCCGGAGGGAATCGACCATCTTGGTGACGGCCTTCTTCTGTCGTCCCGGAGCTTCCGGCGGCGGGGAGCCGCACTCCATGACGAGCTTCGGGGTGCCGATCTTGCCGTCCCACGAGATCTTGACCTCAGCCGGAGCGAACAAGACGGCCGCCGAGAGGCGTACCTGCCTGTCCTGGAAGGACGACATCGCCCCGGTCGCCTCGGTAAGCTCTCTCATCTTGGTGATGTCGGCGATCGTCGGTCTCATAGGTCTACCCCGGCACGATCTCGGATTATCGACGTGAGGACACCTATCGGGGTGCCGGCGGGCGGCTTGTAGGTTGCCAGGTGGGCACGAATCGAGCCGGCTATCCCGTCTGATTCCTTTACCTTCGGTGCGGTCCTGACCTCCGGCAGGCCCCTAAACCTCGCCCCAGTCCCCTCCAGCTCCCGGCGGCGGCGCTGGACGTACTCCGGGCTGCCGGACACCTCCACGACCGTCCTGTCGTTCAGGTTGGTCGCCAGCTCCCCACCCTCCCTCTCCCGGACTACCACCACCCGCCTAGAGACGCCGCTGGTATCGTAGGGAGCCCGATCGGTGATCCTGCCGTCTTCAGATACCTTCACCCACCAGATCGCTCTTTCAGCAACCGAGGCGTCCCTGGCTGACCGCCACCTAGGAGATCCCGGATACCAGATCCGCCCGAACTCCTGGGGTACGTGCAGGTGACCGGAGATGACCTGAGCGAATGAGGGAGGAGGCACGATTGACGACTTCGACTTGAAGTCGTTGTCGTACGATGCTCCGGCCAGATCCTGGTGGCATACCAGAAGCCCCCCTCCGTCGCCGCACCTCTCGGCAAACTGTTCCGCTCCGGCCGAGTAGGCGACGAGCTGAATGGGGCCGATCCTCTCCGAGGAGTCCACTACCGTCGCTAGATCGCGACAGGCGGACATGGCGCTCTCTCTGGAGCCCGGGGAGACCTGATCGTGGTTTCCAACTAAGAAAACCGGCTTACGCCATATGCGGCTGCAGATGGCCGTCGCCATGTGCCGCCAGAACTCCATGACCCGAACAGAGAGGGAGTCGTTCTTGTCGGTCTGGTCGCCAAGAAAAACTACAAGAGCTTCTGGTCGTTCCTGCAGTACGTGCAGCAAGAAGTCCCGCAGCTGGGCGCATTCATCTAGCTCCGTGGGGGTGGCGTGAACGTCACCGACTACCACCAGCTCCGTCATTAGGCGGCCGGGGCTTCTGCCGGATCGGGGCAAGACACGGCCAGGACGTGGGTGAGGGGCACCACGATGACCTCTTCACCCAAGAACGACCGCCTGCCGCCATCCCCCAGGGCGCCGCTCTCCACCGCGGCGAACCAGCCCCTCGGGCAGTCCATCGTCCCGACGACGATCTCGACGACCTGGATCTCGGTGTTGCCGGACGAAGCTACGATGACCTTCGACTTCTGGGCGGCGACGGGCGGCTTGACCATGATGCGATCCCTGCAGACGAACGACGACGGAGACGACGGCCTCATGCCGCACCGTTAGCCGACGGCAGGACGCACTCTAGGGGGGCCAAACCTAGCAGGACCAGGAGCTTGCGGTTCAGCAGCGGCTGCTGCATCAGCGCCAAGCCTATCTCCTGGCGTTGCTCCTCTTCCTCGTAGGCCGCGTCCGGCTCCGTGGACCTCGGGGCGGCGTAGGCCCCACCCTCCACCAGCCGGTCGTTACCCTCGTCGCTCACGACCGGGACGGTGGAGTTCCAGAGCATGATCTCCGAGACCTGATCCCTGGTTGGCGCCGCTCGCTTGGCGGCGGCCACTATCTTGGGTAGCTCGGCGAGGGCGTCCTCCCACAGGCGCCAGGTCGCGACGCACGCCGCCTCCGCCGACCCCTCGAACTTCTTGGGCACCGGAACCCTCACCGCCGCCCTGATCGCCCCCACGGCCCCGTCTAGTCCCGTCCGCTTCGACTCATCTATGACCGGCCGGGCGATATCCCTGACCTCTACGCCGGCGCGCTTGGCGAAGTTCCACAGCACCCGATCTAGGACGATCCTCTCCGCCATCGCCGAGTAGTCCGGCGTCCCGGACTCCGAGTACTCGGCCGCGATCTTGTTCGCCTGATACAGCAGGCGCTTGTCTCCGGGACCTAGATGCATGTGGGTCTGCGAGTAGGTCTGGATCAGCTTGCCGCCGATCCGGCCTATCGTCGTCGTCCTGAACACCGAGGCCGGGCACTCGGGCCGCTTCACCTTGGGCTGGTGCTTCTCGGCGGTGTGGTGCCCCTTCACTCGGTAGCCGGACTGGGCAAACTCGGGAAACACGAACTCGTCGCCCTCGCCAGCCGATTCGCCGCGCCAGTACACGAACCCCTCCACCGGGTGCCACGTCTCGGGCCAGTGGGCCATCGGCCTGGCCTCCAGCATCATCTTGTCGATGCCGGCCAGGCTGCCCTCCGAGGCCGTGGAGATGTGATCCATGATGTCGGCCTGGTTGGTCGCCGGGGTGACGGCGTTGAACGCCCTGGCCCGGTCGGCGATGAGCTGCAGGTTGGTCGTCACGAGGTCGTGCCTGGTCTTGACGATCAGCTCGGTCGCCGCCAGCATGGCCTCGACCACCTCCCGGCGCACCCCGCCGCGCTTACCCTCGACCAGCGGCTTGGCGACCAGCGGCAGCTTGGACCCGTTCAGGGCCCTGGCCAGCCTCTCCTGGTCGGCCACCTGGACGAAGCTCCAGCTCCAAGCCACGTAGGCCCAGTTGACGGCGAAGCTGTCCAGATCCTCCCACCTGCCGCCGGCCACGGCCGGGATGACCTCCCGGTTGTATACCTCGTTGCGCTCCCGGAAGTAGGCCCTAGCCGCTGCCACCCGCCCGCGCTCCTCCACCGAGGATATCAGCCCACGCAGGATCGCCTCCCGCAGCCGCGGGGCCATCCTCGTCGCCTCCACGAACTTGCGCTCGGCGGCGATCAGGGTGGGGACCTGCTCGTTCTGCAGGCGCAGCTGCTCCACCGCCCACTTCGGCCGGCTCAGCCCCTTGACGAATGGGGCCTGGGCCCGCCGGATCTGCTCCGCGAACAGCTCGCGGTGCGTCTTCTCCCTCTGGTCGCTCATGATCTTCCCCAGACTTTCCTGACCTGCTCGACGGAAACCTCCGTCGGCCTGCCCCACATCCGCTCCAGGATCTCCCTCCTCGCCAGGAAATGGCGATCCAGGGCCGGGACGCGAAAATCGACGAACAAGAAGTGATCCTTGCCCTGCGGCCTGGTTGCCCTCCCCATACCTTGCACCAGAGAGACCTCGCTGGTGCCTCCGACCAAGTACAACAGGGCCATGTTCCTGGCCGGCCGGATGTCAACCCCGACCCTTCCGGCCGAGGTGGCGATCATGGCGGTAGGGCCTTCGGCCTCGTTGAAGGCGCGCTGGACGTCGGCCACCTCGCGATCTCGCAGGTGGGCCGGCAGCAGCTGCTGCCCGGTCTCAGTCGACTTCTTGATACCCAGGACCCGCAGCGGGGCGCCATCGCCCTCCACCGGCAGTAGCTCGGAGACCGCCTCGCGATCCGCTCTCCACGCCTCCAGGGCCGACTCGGCAGACATGGGCCCATCCCGGAATCGGAGCACCCGCCCGGGGGAGACCTCCATCGGCTCGACGCCGTCGAGATCCAGCGTCACTGAGTAGGAGCCCGTACCGCCGTGCATCACGAGGACTCCCGGCAGCCTCTCCGCCAGCATGGCGGCCTGGGGGAACTCGTCGACCAGCAGCAGGACCGAGTACCCGGCCGCCATCAGCCCCTTGGTCATGTCGGCGGCTAGGTTGGCTACGGCCTCCGACTCGTACAGGTGGGCCCTGGTCATGCGGTCGGCGTCCCTGGACCAGTACTCCACCCCGGACTCTACTTCTACCGACACCAAGTGCGGCTTCGCCAGCAAGCCTGCCTCCACGGCCTGGCGGAACGTCATCCCGTAGGCGGTCGGCCCCACCACCCCGAGCAGGATCTTCTCCAGGCCGTCGCCCCTCACCTTGCTGGCCGTGGCGAACCCGCGCCACCTGGCCCCGGCGAAAAGCCCCAACGCCTGGGACTCCAGGACGTCGGCGGCGAACGTGTGGCACTCGTCCCCCAGCAGGACCTCGGCAGCGGACAGGTGCTCCCAGGCCGCGCTGCCTGGCCGCAGGTTCTTGGTCGCCATGGCCGAGCAGACCGTGATCAGCTTGCCGATCCCCTTCGAGTCGCCGTTGTACTGCCCGACGAACCTGGGCCCGAGCAGGGCCAGCAGCAGCGAGTACAGCTGGTCGGCGATCACCCTGCTGGAAGCCAGAACCGCCGCCCGGCGGCCGATCTCCCGCAGGATCAGGGCGAACATCAATGACTTGCCCGTCCCGCAGGGAAGCTCCACCGTGCTCGGTCCTGCCCCCGACCATATCGCCTCGGCGCCCACCTGCTGGTGGGCGAACGGGTTCCCGCCGAGCAGCTCCTTGGGGGTTACCTTCCAGGGCAGTGGCGACATCTCCCCCTGGTCGAACCGTCGCTCTACCTTGAGCCCCAGCTGCTCCGAGAGCAGCCCCCTGACGCCGCTCGGCACCCAGGCCCCGGTCTTGTCCTCTCGCAGGAGGTTCCTGTCCTTCCTGGCCTCGAGGGCGGCTACCTTCTTGTCGTACTCCTCGTCCCCCAGGGACGAGCGCATCCACTCCTCGCCCCTCCTTACCTTCTTGAGCTGGAAGTCGGCCGACTTGTCTGTCACCCGCAGTAGCGATCGGACCTGCCCCACCAGGGTCGGGGGGATGTCGATCCTGGTCGGGGACGACCATATTAGCGAAGAACTGGACACGACCACGGGGTAGCCGGTCGCCCTAGGTAAAGTCAGTAATTTGGTTCGACCATTTAGTGTCCGTGGTGTGCTAGGCTAAAAGGGAACCTACGGAGGGTTTCTGAGAGATCGATCTCCTAGATCTAGATCATACTGTAATTAAATACATAGATCTAGATCATACTGTAATTAAATACATAGATCTAGATCATACTGTAATTAAATACATAGGATTAATATTCAAATCCAGATATATTATATAGTAATCAGATCGTAATTCAAGATCTATTTAATACATACAGAATCAAAAGCCACAGCTATACCCTCAGCATGAACCACCTGAAAGTTCGCTCCCAGCCAACCAAGGTAGTGATCCAGGCGACCGAGGCACTCCCAGTCGTCCTGGAGGCCATGCGGATCGTCTCCGAGATCGTAGGATCGACCCTAGGCCCCGGGGGGCGGCCGGTCCTGATCGAGAAGCAGGAGTACGGCCTGCCCCCTTTCCTGACGAAGGACGGGGTCACGGTGTACAAGTCGCTGGGGTTCGAGAACGCCGCCATGGATCTGGTCATGGAGGCGATCCGCGACCCGGCGATCCACACGGCCAACGAGGCCGGCGACGGCACGACCACGGCGACCATCCTGGCGGCCAGCATCGTCGGCAAGGTCCACGAGTGGCACTGCAAGCACCCCGACCAGAGCCCCCAGGCGATCTGCCGGACCCTCCAGGCCATGATCGAGGACGGCCTTCGCTTCCTGCAAGAGAGGAGCGTCGCGGCGACGATGAGGCTGCCAGACGGCAGCTTGGATCCAGAAGGCAACAAGCTCCTCCTGGCCGTCGCTAAGACCTCAGCCAACGGCGACGAGGACATCGCGGAGGCCTCGCTCAGGGCGAGCCAGATGGCCGGAGACGGCGGCAACGTCCTGCTCACCGAGGCGCCGGGCTCGGGATATAAGGTCGAGAAGGTCGAGGGGTACTCGCTCCCGGTCGGCTGGGAGGACACGGCCAAGAGCCTGGCGGCGAACTGGTTCACCGACCAGGCCCGCGAGGTGTGCCGGGTCGAGAACCCCCGGGTCATCGTCTACCACGGCAAGCTGTCGGGCATGACGTCTTTGACGCCGATCCTGGAGAAGGTGATCGCCCAGTACGAGGCCAACCAGGGGGATGACGTCGCCCTGATCCTCGGGTACGGGGCTGAGTCGGGGGTGATCGCGTCGGCCTGCAAGGAGAAGGACTGCAAGAAGGCCCTCGCCCTGATGGAGGTGACCGGCAAGGGGGTCGTCTGGGGATGCAAGAGCCACCCCCAGCAGGCGGAGCCGATCGAGCCGCTGCTGGACGAGTGCCGGCGCCTGGGGAAAACCGTCATCGTGGCGGCGTCGTCGTTCAGCGACCTAGTCCTGACCAGCTTCTTCATGAACTTCCGCCGGGAGGACAGCCCGCAGCTCGTCCCATGCCTCATCCCGCAGGGCCCCAGCTCGAACTACCAGCTGCAGGTGATGCACGACATCGCCGCCGTGGTCGGGGCCACCGTCATCGACCCCGTATCGGCCAGGGAGGCGAAGCTGTCGTGCCTGGGGCCGGGCGTCTCGGCCTTCGAGATGGACCGCCTGCGGTCCTCCTTCGAGGGGGCGGCCCACAAGTCGGCGACGCTGCGCTCGGATCCGTACCGCCACCAACTCGCCGCCAGGATCGACGCGGTCTCCAAGCAGGTCCAGAGGGCCGCGTCGTCCCTGGACCGGACATACTCCCAGGAACGCCTAGCCAAGCTCACCGGGGGCCTCATCCGGCTCACGGTCTGCGGCGTCAGCAACGCCGACATCCGGGAGCGCCGGGACCGGGTGGAGGACGCGATCTGCGCCATACGCGGCGCCACCCGCGAGGGCTGTTTGCCCGGCGGGTGCTGGGGGCTGTTCGTGATGGCTCGATACATCTCCGAGCAGTACGAGGCCGAGGTCTCCTCGGTCCTGGTGGAGGCCCTCCGGGAGCCGTTCCGCCGGCTGCTGCTGAATGCCGGCTGCTCGGAAGCTGAGGTGGCCAAGATCCGAGCGGAGATGATCGAGAAGGTGGAGGCCCTAAGCGAATCCGCCAGCTCTGCAGGCTGGCGGGACGCCAAGCCGGAGATCTTCGATGCCATCACCAAGACCTGGATTGACCCCTTCGAGGCTGGCATCCTGGACTCCACGCCGGCCGTGGATCGGGCAGTGCGGTCGGCGGCGGCCCAGATGCCAGTGGGCTACCTTGGGGGCATCATCGCCTTCAAGCGCGATGACGAGCTGGAGCGCAAAGAAGCATTGGCGGCCACGGCTCACCAGCGGGCCGTGGCGCAGGGCGCGAACGAAGCCAACGAGAGAGGGTGAGATGAGTCAAGATAAAAACGAACAAGAACCAGAAAAGGTCGTCGCGATCAATGACGCTCCCACAGCATTGACCGCGAATATGGCAGCAGCGGCTAAGCTTGCCAGCCGGTTGCGAGCAGCCGGCGCCGACCTGCCACAAGAGGTCTGGCAGGCGATCGAGGATGGGCGCACCCAGGATTTTCAGAATCACCCCGACTTCATGGCCGCCACCCACCTGATGATGTTCGGGCAGGTCCCCTCGGGGCTCGCCGCTCGCATGGAATCGCTTGCCCCGCAGCATATCACGACAGCCTGCGCCCGCTGCCGAGGTCTTCACTCCGAAAAAGACTGCCTGATCGAACCTGAGACCCGTTGGCAGCGATTCCGATCGGTGCTGGTCAGGCTGTGGCGCCGCCTGTTTGGGAAGATCAAGGCGGCGCCACAGGTCCCCCGCTATCAGCGCGCCCTACTGCCGGGGGAAGTCCCCATTCTCCGTCCCGACGGGCGCAAGCCATTTCCTAGGAACTACGACGGCGCAGCAGAAGCAAAGATTGCCGAAAATATGGGGGTTGAGCGTTTCATCTCTGATCCCGCTCACGCCAGACCTGGCGAGTCGGATCTTGACAGGAGGTAAGCGATGCTCACTTTCGCCTGCGGCATCTGCCAAAAGATGCTCTTGACTTTTGACGGCGAGTCAAGGCCGATCTGCTG